CTACGGACACCGACTGATGCCGTTGTCCGTCGTTGGCGTGAGCCGGAAGGGCATCCCGGGGCTCGTCGGCTCCCAACCCCGGAGACGTGCTCGCCGGATGCTGTCAGCGACCTCGGCAGGCAGGACGGGGGCCGATTCGGCTCCCACCCAGTTGCCGGTGTGAGCGCGGCTCGTCTCGACCATGAGCACCGCGCCTGGATGCTCGGCGTGCTCGACGGCGTACGTCATGCGTGACCAGGCCATTCCCTGGCAGTACGGGGGACGACCGCGCAAGAACCAGCGGTACGAAGTCCCGTCCACAGAGATGATGCGTGAACGCCTTTTCGGTAGAGCCATGTCCCCCCTCCTCGTCCGCTCGACGCTATCGAGCGAACGCGGTGTCCGCCCATGGGTTTAGGCTCCGCCGGTGACGACGCCGAATCGCTTCCAGATGACCTTCGACGGGCGTTCGTATGCCCTCACTGTGGACGGTAGGGACGTGAGCGAGCACGTCACTGCCGTGGACTTGCACGCTGATGCTCACGATGTGCCACGCGTGGTGCTGCATCTTGGCCCGACCGGGACATGGCCCGCCGAACTTGATCTCCTCGCTCGCGTTGAGGTCGGCGCGCCCCCGGACCCCGGCCCGGCCGCCGCCGCGTTCCTGGAGGCGCTGGACCCGTTGGAGGTGGAGCGCGCGGCCCTGGCACGGATGGACCTGGAGAACGTGCCGGGCGGCGGCACGGCGGCGGTGTTGCGGCAGTTGTCGGAGTGGGCCCGTGGCACTTGATCTGTCGGGAGTGCGGCGGGTTGTGGAGGGACTGCTCGACGATGAGGTCCGGCTGTGGCGGGATTCGGACGGCGCCTCGGGTGACGAACTGGACGAGCAGACCGGAGAGCTGAGGCCGGGCAGCGGGGCAGCGGCTCTGCTGTGGGAAGGGCCTGGGGCGATCGTGCGTCCGGGGCAGCTTTCGTCCATTCCCTCTCTGGATGGGGTGGTCGCCCCGTATCCGGCCCAGACCGCGTACCAGGCGCTGCTGCCCCTTGCCGCGCCGCTGGTGATGGCCGATGACGTGCTGAGCGTTTCCCGTTCCGCGCGTGACGAGCAGCTGGTCGGCCGTCGCTTCCGGGTGGTGGAAGTCGCTGTCGGTACGTACTCGGTGGTGCGCGTGGTGCGCTTGGAGGTGATCAGTTGATGGCGGTGAACCCGCACCCCAACGCCCATCCCAACGCGGCGGCGTTCCGCGACCCGATTGAACTGGCGGCGACGCTGTCGGGGATGGGGCCGGCCGTACGGGCCCGGACGCGGGCGATCACCCGGCACCACGCGATGCTGTTGCGGGTGCGGATCCAGAAGAACGCCTCCGGGAGGCCGGGGCCGAACGTGATCACTGGCCAGTACCGGGCTTCCTGGGACGTGAAGGTGACCGTTGCCGGTGGCCGTGCGAACGCCGTGGTGTTCACGGACGCGCCGCAGTCGCGGCGGCTGGAGTACGGGTTCGTCGGCGTTGACAGGTTGGGGCGCCAGTACCGGCAGCCGCCCTACCCGCACATCGAGCCCGCGTTCCGGCAGACCGAGCCCGGGTTTCTGGAGGCACTGCGCACGGGGGTGCTGCCGCGGTGAGCCCGCCTCGGTTGCCGCTGACGCGGGCGCTTGTCGACGTGCTCGCCGTCGGCACGGGTCGGCCGTGTGGGCTTGGCGTGCTGCCGCGAACGGCGGACGGGCAGGCTGCGGCCTTCCCCTATCTGATCCTCGACAGCCTGCCCGGTGAGTTCTCCGGTCCGTCGTTCGGCGACTGGCAGGCCGACGCGGCATGGACGTACCAGGCGACGAGCGTCGGCGAGCGGGCCGATCAGGTGCAGTGGCTCGGTGACCGGGTGCGAGTGGTGGTCGCGGACCGGCTGAGGAATCTCGACGTTCCCGGGATGCGCGTGATCGACCGGGAGTTGACCTACGACGCCGACGGAGAACCGGTTGACGGTTCGCAGGGCAGTATCGTTACCTACGTGCAGCGGTTCACGATCACTGTGACGCCTGCCTGATCCTCTTCTCACCGCGGAGCCACGCGGACGCCCGGCCGACGAGCCCGGCGCAGCACCCGCTAGGAGTGCCCCGTGGCTCAGCAGCGCTTCATGCGGCGCGGCATCACCAAGATCCTCTGGTTGAAGGACGTCGCCGCCGAGACCAAGATCCCCGTCCGTGAGGAGATCTCCGCTCCGAACGCGACCGACCTGACCGAGGCGATCAGCGATGTCGACGGCTGGTCGCTGACGAACGAGGCGATCGAGACGCCGGACATGGCGTCCACCTTCTCGTCCTCGATCCCGGGGAACGACAAGGCCGACAACTCCTCGATCACCTTCTACGAGGACCAGCTCAGCGACACCATCGAGACCCTGCTGCCCAAGGGCGCGAGTGGCTTCGTCGTCTTCCTGCGCAAGGGCGACGTCCCCGGGTCGAAGTCGATGGACACCTTCCCGGTCCAGGTAGCTTCGCGCGCCGCGCAGTACAACGCGGGCAACGAGGCGGCGAAGTTCCAGGCGATCTTCTCAATCACCTCCCCGCCTGCGCTGGACGCCGCCGTTCCGGCCGCCTCGATGGGTACCGCCTGATGGCCGCCAAGGGCAAGGGCGCGGTGTCGTGGGAGCAGAAGATGGAGCGGCTGCGCCGCCGCTCGCTTCCAGAGCGCGTTCTTCGGATCTGCGACGACGCAGCACGGCGCACAGAGTATGACGAGGCCAAGCGGGCCGCCGACCGGGCCCGGCTGCTGGCCGAGAGCGACGCGGACAACGGCGTGTTCGCCGAGCGGGCCCGCCTCGCCGCCGAGCGCTGCGAATCGGCACGCGAGGCGCTCGACAGGGCGTCGGTCTGCCTCACCTTCCGCGCGCTGCCGCGCCCGGTCCTCGAGGAGCTCATCCACGCGCATCCGCCGACCGACGAACAGGCCGCCGACGGTGCCGCGTTCAACCCCGACACCTTCCCGGCCGCGCTGATCGCCGCCTCCAGCACGGACGGCATGAGCGAGGCCGAGGCCCGCGAGCTCCTTGACTCCTGGTCGGCGCCGGACGCGAACGCCCTGTGGGAGGCGGCCTGGGAGGTGCAGCAGGAGGGCCGGGCCGACAAGGCCGCCGACCTGGGAAAAGGCTGACGGCCGACCCGCGGCTGCGGGCCGAGCTCGAGCTGTGTGAGCGGTACGGCATCCCGCACTCGCGGCTCCTCGGCGGGGACGGCCGTTGGAGCGACCTGGACCGGACCAAGGCTCTGGCCTGGCAGCAGTGGCAGCGCACGCTGTGCCCGGACTGCCGTACACGGGCGGAGGAGTGGGACCCGGCCAAGGGCGGCCACCAGCACGCGTACGTCACCGACACCGTGCGCTGCCCGGGCTGCGAGCTGATCGCCCAGGAGCGCGACCAGGTACCCGAGGGCCGCCCCGGCTACGGCATCAAGATCACACTGCTGCCCCGGCTGGCGTACGAGGCGCTGCACTGCGACGGCGCCGAGGCGGGGTGAGCCAGCCGGATGGCGACGTACAACCTCACCGTACAGCTGACAGCGCAGGCCAACAGCCTGATCTCCGGCCTACGTTCGGCCGCCGACGCCGCCCGCGACCTGGGCCGTCGCACCCGCGACCTCGACCGCCGCCTCGCCGCCCTCGACACGTCCAGCCGACGTACCGCCCGGCAGGTCGACCTCCTCGGCGCGCGTGCCCAGGCCACCGCCTCCCGCCTCGGCACCCTCGGCGCCCGGGGTGGCCAGACGGGCGACCGCCTGCGCCGCGCGGGCAGCGACGCCGGCGCTCTGGAGCGCTCCCTCAAGGGCGCGGGCCGACAGGCGGGCGCGCTCAGCCGCCTCCTCGCCGGAGGGGCGCTCTTCCTCGGCACAGGCCAGCTCGTCGAGGAGGGCAACCGCTACCAGCGGCAGATGAACACCTTCCAAGCGGTGACCGGCGCCACCGCCGGGCAGATGCAGCGCGCCGCCTGGATGGCCAACCAACTCGGCAACGACCTCACCCTGCCGACCACCACTGCGGCCGATGCCGCCGAGGCGATGGTCGAGCTGGCGAAGGCGGGCTTCCGTACCGACCAGGCCATCTCCGCAACCCGCGCCTCGCTCCAGCTCGCCTCCGCCGCCGGGGTCAACGCCGCCGACTCGGCCCGCTACCTCGGCGACATCATGGACCAGTTCGGTCTCGGCGCCGACCAGGCCGCCCGCGCCTCCGACATTCTGGCTGCCACCGCGAACAACGCCTCCGGCGGCATCATCGACATCTACTACGCCATGCGGTATGCCGGTCCGGTCGCCGCCGGCCTCGGCGTGAGCATGGAGGACGCCGCCTCCGCCGTCGGCATGCTCGGCAAGGCCGGCATCCTCGGCCAGACCGCTGGCACCGCGCTGCGCGGCATGATGGCCAACCTCGCCGCGCCCACGAAGGACATGCGCAGGGGTTTGAAGGCCCTCGGCATCGAGGCGTGGGACACGCAGGGCCGGTTCAAGGGACTGCGGTACGTCATCGAGGAGCTGAGCCGCGCCCAGCACGAGATGTCGCAGCAGGACTTCACCGCCGCGGTGAAGAGGGCGATGGGCAAGCCCGCCATGTCCGGCGCCATCGCGCTCGCCCACCAGGGCACCGAGTCCTTCGACGCGCTCAACCTCGCCGTACGCGAGACGGGCGCGGCCGCGCAGATCACCGCCGCCCGCGGCCAGGGCCTGGCGGGCGCGATGACGCTGCTGCGGAAGCAGACGCGGCAGACCGGCCTCGCGCTGTACGACGCGATGGCACCGGGCCTGGAGTACGTGACCCGGCTCATGACGCAGGGCCTGTCATCCGCGACGCCGTACCTCGTCACCGCCATCGAGTACGGGCGCGACCTGGCGACCCTCTACGGCCCCGAGCTCAAGCAGCGGGCCCGCCAGGGCCTCGGTGGCCTGATCGACGAGGCGGAGCAGCTCCTCGGCCCGCTGAAGGAGATCGGTGAGGACGCTCTCGCGTCCGGGCTGAACCTGCTGATCAATGCGGGCCGCGCGCTCGGGGACGTACTGGACAACCTCGCCCGGGGCGCGGAGCCCATCGCGGACGCCCTCGGGTCGCTCGCGGACGACTCCGGGGGCGCGGCGAACGCCCTGGACATCCTCGTCACCGCCGCGAACCTCGCCTTGTCCGCCGTGGCCGGCCTGTCGGCCGTACTGGTGCCGGTGGGGCAGGTCGTCGGAACTCTGGTGCGCGCGTTCGCCGCGCTGCCCGGGCCGGTGCAGAGCGCGATCGCGGCGATGTTCCTGGCCAGGCGGGTCGCGCCCATGCTGGGCACGCTCGCCTCGACCGTGGGCGGGCGGCTCACCAGCTCGTGGCAGAGCTTCAACGGGCAGATGCGGCTCCAGCAGAGCCTCGCCGCCATGAGCGGCGCGAGTATCGGCAGGCTCGGCGCGGCCTTCGGGGTCCTCCAGGCCCGCATCCCGATCGTCGGCCAGATGGGCGCCGCTTTTCGCAGCGCCCAGGGCCCGGCAGCCGGGTTCACCGGCACGCTCACCGGCATGGCCCGCGCGGCCGGTGTCGGGCTGCGGGGTGCGATGTCCGGGCTGGTCGGGTTCATGGGCGGGCCATGGGGCGTGGCGCTGGTCGGCGTCACCCTCGGGCTCGGGCTCCTCGCCTCGCACCAGGAGAAGGCCGCCCGCGCGGCCGCCGAGCACGAGCAGCGGGTGAGCACGCTGACCGACGCGTTGCGTGAGTCCGGCGGCGTCATCGACGACAACGTACGCCGGGCCGCAGCCCAGACGCTGCTGGACACCAAGGTCCGCGAAGGCAAGGACAAGCTCATCGACGTCATGGAACGTGCCGGCGTCTCCATGAGCCGGCTCACCGACGTCTACCTCGGCCAAGGTCAATCGCTGGAAAGCCTCCAAGCGGAGCTGAACGCGACGGCCGAGACGAACGTCAAGTGGCTCGCGACACAGGGCGGCGCCGCCAAGGCGTACACCGACACCGGGCTCAAGGCCGCGCAGGCCGCTGACGCGCTCGCCGAGGTCAAGGGCGAGATGGCGGAGAGCATCAAGAACGCCAAGCGCCTCGCCGACGCCAGCAGCGACACAAAGGGCGGTGTGAGCGCGTACGACCGGCTCAAGACCTCCGTCGGCGCGCTCGCCGACAAGACAGCGGACGCCGACACCCGCACCCGCGCGCTCAAGGACGCCCTCGATCTGCTCTCCGGCGGCAGCATCTCCCTCCAGGCCGCCGAGGCGCGCGTCAACAGCGCCATCCTCAACGTGAACGAGGCCCTGGACGACGGAATCGACAAGGCCGACGGCTTCGGCAAGGCCGACGGCTTCGGCAAGGCCCTGCTGAACAACAACGGCACGCTGAACACCACGACCCGCAACGGCCAGCAGCTCTACCAGTCCCTCACGTCCCTGAGCGACGCCGCCGCCGAAGCCACCGTCTCGGCGTACGCCCTCGCCCAGCAGAACGGCGCGTCGCTGCCCGAGTCGCTGGCCGCCGCCCGCGAGCAGATGGACAAGGCGCGCACGGCCGCGGTCAAGGCCGCCCAGGGATACGGGCTGACGCGTGAGCAGGCGGAAGCGGTCGCGGACAGCCTCGGCCTGCTGCCGTCGAAGGTGTCGCTGCTGTTGGAGACCGAGGGCATGGACTCCACGCTCGCGGATCTCCTGGCCGTGCAGGCCGAGTTCGACCGGCTGCCGAAGGCGACCACGATCCGCGTGGACTCGCTCAGCGAGGACGCCCAGAAGAAGCTGAAGGACCTCGGCTTCACCGTGAAGACCGTCCCCGGCACCCGGGAAATCAAGATCACGGCTCCCACGAAGGGCGCCCGCGGCACCCTGAAGGCGCTCATCGACCAGCTCGGTACGGTCCCCGGCAGCAAGAACGTCAAGGTCAGCGCCGCCACACAGGAGGCTCTCGCATCCCTGCAGGCGATGCGGGACAAGCTGCGCACCACGCCCAACGCGAAGACGGTCACGATCAGCGCGCCCACCGCCGCCGCACGTCAGGAGCTGGAGGACCTCGGCTTCAAGATCCGCACCCTGCCGGACGGCAAGGCCGAAGTCATGGTGCCGACGCAGCCGCCCCTCACCTCGGTCGGCACGATTCAGGGTGCGATCAACAGCATCTACGGACGGAACGTCGGCGTCGGCGTTTTCCTCAAGGCCACCTCGTGGGACCAGGACGCCAACGGCATCCCCGACTCCATCCAGGCCCGCGCCGACGGCGCCGTCGTCGACTACTTCGCGAACGGAGGGGTGCGCCGCGAGAACCACGTCGCGCAGATCGCCCCGGCCGGCTCCTGGCGGGTGTGGGCCGAGCCGGAGACCCAGGGCGAGGCGTACGTACCGCTCGCCGCGAGCAAGCGCCCCCGCAGCAAGGCGATCGTCGAGGAGGTCGTCCGGCGCTTCGGCGGCGACGTCACCTGGTACGCGGCCGGCGGCCTGTCCGGCTGGTCCTACGCCCCCTCCGGCGGCGGGAGCGAGCTCGTGTCGGTGTCGTCGATCCGGTCGGACTCCATGCGCACCGTGAAGCGGAAGGGCAAGGAGGTCGAGGTCTTCGACCTGTCGAGGTTCGAGAAGAACCTCGACAAGGCGGTGCGACGGACCGAGCGGTGGCGCAAGGACCTGCGCACCGTCGCCCGGCGCGCTGGCCAGGACGTGGCCGACGCGCTCGACGCCATGGGCGAGGACGGCATCGAGCTGACCCACAAGATGGCCACCGGCTCGTCGAAGTACCTCAAGGAGATGGCCTCCGACCTCCAGCGGCTGGGCCTGGTCGCGAAGGCGACCCTCGGCGACTTCACCGCCCAGCTCCGCCAGGCCGTGAAGGACCAGAGCGCCTTCGAGCAGAACCTGGCCAAGCTCGCCGCCCTCGGCTACGGCGACCTCGCCGTGCGACTCGCCGAACAAGGCGACGAGGCAGCGGAGAAGCTGGCCGCCGAGGCCGTGAAGAACCCGAAGAGGGCGCGGCAGGCCAACGACGTGGCGAGGGCGGCCGCCAGGACCCTCGCGGCCGAGGGCCTCACCGACCTGCTGACCATCATCAGCGCGATCAGGACGAGCACCACCGGCATCCACAAGGTCGCCGACAGGACCGGCCTGGAGGAGGACCGGATCATCGAGGTCGCCAACCGCGCCCAGTCCCGCATCAGGTCCGCCCTCGGCGCCCGCGCGACCAGGTTCCTCTCCGACCTCGCGAAGGCCAACAAGGGCCTGGCGTACGCGAACGGCGGCATCTGGGAGCCCGGCGTCTACTCCTCGCCCACCGCACTGATCAAGTTCGCGGAGGCGAGCACGGGCGGCGAGGCGTTCATCCCGCTCGCGCCGGCCAAGCGCGCGGCGGCCACGGCCGTACTCACCGACGTCGCCCAGCGCTTCGGGCTCCAGCTCGCCCCGGCCGAACCAACCTCCGTGCCCGTAAGCACAGTCGACGCCCGCCCGCCCGGAACCGTCCAGGTCGTCGTCGTACGCGAGCGGCAGCCGCTGATCGGCACCATGCCGGTCAGCGTCACCTCGGCGCAGGCCACTCCACAGCAGATCGGCGCCGAGGTCATGCGCCGCCTCCGCAACGCCCAGAGAGGAGGCCGACTGTGATGCCCGAACTCGCCGAGTGGCAGATCGAGGTCGCCGGTGTCGTCCTCGGTCCTGGAACCGACATCCCAATCGGAGATGTCGAGGGGCTGGGCGTCCCCGAACTTCGTACACAGGATGTGGACAACCCTGCCGGGGATGGCGCCTTCCCCGGCGTCGACCTGTACGGGCCGCGTACGGTCCGCATCGAGGCCGGCATCCGTACGCCGGGCGACCCGGCTCGCGCCCTCGACCTGCTCGCCCGCCTCCACCGCGCCGCCGACGACCCGGCGGTCCGTACGGGCCCCGGAGCGCAGACGGTAATGCGGCTGCGCTGGCCGGGCCGGACGACGCGCCGCCTGTACGGGCGGCTGCGCCGTGTGGAGGCCGCCAGCGCGTCAAGCACGCTGCACGGCTGGATCCCCCTGGACATCGAGTTCGCCGCGCTCGACCCGCGCTTCCACGCGGACGACGCCTCCGCGCTGACGCTGGCCCTGTCCGCCGATGGCCTGGGTGGGCTCCGCGCGCCGCTGGTCGCCCCACTGACGACCGGCGTGGCGATCCCCGACGAGCGGCGCGGCCGGGTCCACAACGACGGCGACCTGCCGGCCTGGCCGTCTCTGCGGATCACGGGCCCGTGCACCAACCCCCGTATCCGGCATGTGGAGTCCGGCCGGGTGATCGAGCTGTCCGTGGCGCTGAAGAGCGGTGAGCGCATCGACATCGAGACCCGGCCCGGCACCCGGTGGGTGCTGCGCGACGGCACCGGCAACCTCGCCCCCGCCCTCTCGGCGGCCTCCCGCCTCGACACCTTCACCATCCCGCCCGGCAGCAGCGAGCTGTGGTGGACCGCCCGCGACTACACCGGCGCCACGCGCCTGACCGTGACCTGGCGTGCCGCCTACGCCGCCCTGTGAAACAAGAGGATTCCCATGACGCTGATCAACCCGCCCCTGCTCACCCACGGCGGCACCCACGAGGCCAGGGCCTTCCGCATGATGGTCCGCGACCTCGCCCGCGGCTCGCAGGGCGTGACCGAGGGCGACGACCTCAAGGTCTGGCAGCTGACCACGCCCGCCGCCGGCGTGCGCGTCGCGGACGGCTCCGCCGTCGTCCGCGGAGCCGCCTGGGGCCAGGGCTCCTACACCCAGTACAACGTCGGCTACGCCGTCGTGCCTGTCGCGCCGACCGCCGCCAGCCCCCGCTCCGACCTGGTCTGCCTGCGTGTGGAGGACCCGGAGTACGAGGGCACCCGGGACCCGGAGACCGACGAGATCGGCTACTTCCACGTCGTCAGCAACGTGTCGGCCACGACCACGGGCGTGCCGTCCGGGATGACCGCGATCCCGATCGCCCGCCTGGACATCCCGGCCAACACCACGGTCATCACAGACTCGATGATCAAGGACGTGCGCCGGATGGCGAACCCGCGCCGGGAGCGGACGCTGTACACCTCCTTCCCCACCGCGCTGAGCACCCTCGGGTACTCCGACAACAAGTGGCACACCTGGCCGAGCGCGGCCCGCTGGAGCGTCCGCGTACCGTCGTGGGCCACCAACGCCAAGGTCGTCGTGACGGTGGCCGGGCTGCGGGAAAGCGCCTCCAACGTCTTCGCCCAAATGCGAGGGGTCCTCGGCACCGACCTGGGCCAGGGCACCGTCGTCGACGACAACCAGGGCAAAGGGATCCGGCGCACCAACGTGATCGTCGCGGACAACATCAGCGTCTCATCGGCGATGCGCGGCACCACCCAGCCGCTGTACCTGCAGACGTACATGTACAGGTCCGAGACCGGCGACATCCACGTCGACAGCGGCACAAGCCTGATCGCGGACGTGGAGTTCACCGAGGGTGTGGTGTGAGCCGACGTGCCCACGTACCGCTACCGCACCTGGCACGCCCTGACCGGCAAGCCGCTGGCCGCCGATCTCCCGCTCTCCGAGGTCGAGCTCGGCCTGTCCCTCAACGCGGCGGGTGACTTCTCCGGCCGGCTCTCTCCCCGTCTCGCCCACCTGCTGCTGACGCAGCTGGATCCCGGCAACACGCTGCTCACCGTCGAACGGGACGACGCGCTGCTGTGGGGCGGGCTCGTCTGGCGCGCGGAACCCGAAGGCCCCACGTACCCGATCGAGGCCGCGGGCTGGGGCAGTTACCCGCACCGCCGCCACGACGTGCACGGCAACCTGAACGGGCGCGGCCCGTACGTCAACGCCGACCCGTGCCAGGTCATCCGCGACACCTGGGCATACGCCCAGTCCCAGCCCGACGGGAACCTCGGCGTCACCGTGGACCCGGTCACCAGCCGGGCCAAGGCCGGCACCCCGGCCGAGCCGTACCGAACGGACTGGTGGGAGGCGCCGGTCCTCGGCTCCGTCATCGACGACATGACACAGATCGAGGGCGGCCCGGAGTGGACCGAAGCCACCGACTGGTCCACCGACCGGCCCGTGGGTCGGATCCGGCTCGGCTGGCCCCGCCTGGGCACCCGCCGCACCGACATCAGCTTCGCCAGCGGCGTCAACGTGGCCGCCACCGTACCCGTGACGTACGACGCCGACTCCTACGCCCAGGTCGTCATCGCCCTCGGCGCCGGCGAGGGCCGGGGCCGCCGCCGCGCCATCGACGCCATCCGCAACGGACGCCTCCGCCTGGAGCACGTCCTGGAGGTTCCCGCGGAGAAGGGCAACGACCGGCTCGCCGCCCGCGCCCGCACCGAACGCACCGCCCGCCAGATCCTCGGCGAGATCACCGAGATCGAGCTCATCGACCACCCGGCGGCCCCGGTCGGCTCCTGGCAGATCGGCGACGACGTCCGCGTCACCCTCCACGACCAGTGGACCGACTACGACGGCTGGTGCCGCGTCACCGGCTGGACCTTGCGCCCACCGCAGGGCGACGACCCCGAGCGCATCACCATCACCCTCGCCCGCGCCGACCGTTTCACCTACGGGAGCTGACTCACATGGCCAACGACCTGGCACGGCTGGCGGCCCGCATCGCCGACCTCGAGCGCCGCTTCGCCCAACAGACCCGAACCTCCCAACTCGCCTACTCCTCCATCGAGAACGGCGCGCTCGACGTGTACGACGAGAACGGCTCCCTGCGCGCCGTCATCGGCCAGCAGCCGGACGGCACCACCGCGGTCAACATCGTCAACGCCCCACCACCACCCACCCCGAGCCAGCCCACCGTCACCTCCGTTCTCGGGGGCGTATCGGCTGCCTGGGAGGGCGTCTTCAGCGACGCAGCCGCGCCGCCGCTGGACTTCGCCCGTATCGAGGTCCACGCCGCGACACTCGACAACTTCATCCCCACGCCAGCCACCCTGCGCGGCACGTTCGAGTCCCCGCTCGGCAGCACCCTGACCATCCCCACCGACCAGCCGCTGTACGTCCGCCTCCTGGCCCGCAACACCTCCGGCACCGCCTCCGCCCCGTCCGCCCAGAGCGGTCCGGTCGGCCCGGCACCGGTCGTCGCCCGGGAGATTCTCGACGGCATCGTCGACGAAACCGCACTCGCCGACAGCGCCGTTTCCCAGGCCAAGCTGCGGATCGGCGCGGTGGGCCACAACCAGCTCGCCATCGGCACCGGCAACCTCATGCCCGACCCCTCCTTCGAGGGCGCCTTCACCGAACAGCTCGTCGCCGCCTCCTCCGAGTGGCGGCTCACCGAGGGCAACGGCTCCCCCCGCGGCCTGCGGGTCGACGGCACCAGCAGTGAGCCGACATCCCGGAGCCTGCTGATCACCGAGCTGGCCGTCTCCCCAGGGGACCGGTTCTTCCTCGCCTTCGACTACCGCACCTCAGCCGACTGGGCCGGGGACTCCCTCCGCCTCTACCTGCGCTGGCAGGACAAGGCCGGCACGGTGCTCGACTACGGCATGGCGATCGCCACCCCCACCCCGGGCGCCGACTGGGCCACCGTCAGCCAGCAGGTCCAAGCCCCGGCCGGGACCGTGGCCGCCACCGTATGGCTGCAGAACTTCCAGGCCACCGTCGGCACCGCGGACTTCGACAACGCCCAGATCCGTACCGTCATCGGCGCGGGCATGGTGCTGGCCGAGTCCATCGGCGCCCTGGAACTGGCCGCGGAATCCGTGACCGGCGAGAAGATCGTGGCGAACACCATCACGGCCCGGGAGGTCATGGCGCTGTCCCTGACAGGCGACGAGATCGCCACCAACACCCTCACCGCCCGCCACATCGCCGCAGGCTCGCTCACGGCGTCTCGGCTCGCGATCGGCACCAACGGAAACCTGGTCGCCGACCCCTCGTACGAGAGCGGCATCATCGCCGCCGCCATCGAGGGGAAGCCCGAATACGCGGTCGAAGAGGGTGGCAACAACTCGGCGAAGTGCCTGCGCATCACCCCCGGCCCGAACACCTACCGGTGGCTGCAGCACGCCACCTCGCCCGTCCTACCAGGCGAGCGCTACTGGCTCGCCGCCGACTACAAGACCTCCGCCGACTTCGCCGGCGCCAAGGTGATGCTGTACGCCGGCTTCTACGACGAGGCGGGCACCCGAGTGAGCTCCGACGGCATCGCTCTCTCGACTCCCGTCACCGACGGTAGCTGGCAGCGCATATCCAAGATCGTCACCGTCCCCCCGAACATCACCAAGGTCAACGTCCGGGTCGGGATCGACGCCAACGGAAGCGAGACCACCACCGGCATCGCCTACTTCGACAACCTCGAATGCCGCGCCGTGCTCTCCACACCCGGCGGCGGGGCCCGCGCCGAACTATCCCCGCAGGGTCTGCGCCTGTACGACGAGGCCGGCGACGAAGCCGTCTCGTTGACCACCGGCACACCCAACTACCTGACACTCACGAACAACGGCACCGCTGTTGCCACCATCGACCAGGACGGCAACACCGGTGTTGGGGACCTCTCCGTCGCGGGCAGGCTCACGATCGCCGGCGACCCGATCGAGACCTACCTGTCCGGCTTCGCCCGCGGCCTGGTCGCCATCGACTACCAGGTGACCTCCGTCACCGCGGGCACCACGGACTACGGCTTCGTCGAGTTGTCCCTCGACGCCGACACCAGCCGCATGTACCGCGTCGTCCTGGACTGCTACGCCGACCCGTCCGCGTCCGGCGGCGAGCTCGTCCTCGCTCTCAAGGACGGCGGAGCGAACACTCCGTCGATCTCCTCGCCGCAGATCCAGTCCGCGATCTACCCGATGCCCACGGCCGGCTACCGGCGCATCCACCTGGAGACCATCCGCTCGGGCGCGGCCTTCGGCGCCGGACTGCGACGCCTGCTGGTCACCTTCCGCTGCCAGAACGGCCCCAGCGGCCAGACCGTGCGCCTGTTCGGCGGCACCAGCTACCCGGGCCTGATGTACATCGAGGACCTGGGCCCGCACATCCCGGAGACCGGCCAGTACAACACGGGCGGCGGAACGACGACTCCGCCGAAGAAGACCTACGCCAAGACCTACGCGGCTTCCTGGTCCGGCTCGTACGCAAACCGCGGCTCGTACAACTCGTACTACGGCAGCAAGTGCCTGCAGGGCTACTACAGCTCCACCAACGGCATGCAGGCGAGCCTGATCGGCTTCCCTTCCGCACTCGCCACCGACCTGTCCGGCGCCACCATCCAGAAGGCCGAGGTGTACCTCTACTTCGACCACTGGTACTACAACAGCGGCGGCAAGGCGATCATCAAGGCCCACAAGCACACATCCCGCCCGTCGACGTTCAGCTCCGACAGCGAGGCGAAGACGATCAGCTGGGGCAAGAACGTCGGCAAGTGGGTCGACATCACCTCGGTCTTCGACTCCACAAGCTGGCGCGGCATCGCCCTGGACCCGAACAACTCGGACCGGACGTACTACGGACGCGCCCAGGGCGTCGAGCAGACTTACCCGCCCAAGCTCCGGGTCACGTACACGAAGTAGGGGATCGGCTCGGCGTGTCGGCGGCCGTGGACATAATGCGAACTGTGGACCTGAGACCGGAGCTGCTGCCCCCGCCTGTGAGCCAGCAACGGCTCGACGAGTTGAGCCGCGAGATCGACCGGATCGCTGACCTGCTGGCCGACCGTTCTGAGAGTGCGGAACGTGAGTAGTTGTCCGTTTCGCGGTTGAGCTTGGGTGAGGGCTGCTGGTCATCGGGGTGCGGTGTGGTTCAGGTGCCGGGCTGGGTGAACAGGCCGGGTTCCGGTTCGGTGAGGATGCCCCTGGCGACCAGGCGCTTCAGCTTGGAGCGGATGCCCTCGGTGTTCTTCGGGACGATCGGCAGGTCGAGCGCCTGGCACAGGTCGCGGGCCCGCATCGGCTGCCCGGTGGCGGTGAACGCGGCGAGAATCTGCTGGTAGGCGGGGTGGTCCGGCGTCTCGGGGCGGTCCGGCTCTTCGGCGGGTGCGGGGGCGGGCAGAGCCAGGAGCGTCTTGCGGGTGATGCGCAGGTTCTCGCACTCCGCGTCGAACTCGCCGAGCTGCGCGGTGAGTTCCTCGATGCGGACGCGGAGTTGCGCCGCCTGGTCGGCCAGTTCGCGCTCACGTGTCTCCACGTATTCCAGCACCGCTGTGATCTGCGGGTTCTCGCTCATGCGGTCCTCCAGGAGGGGAGGGTGGCATCGGTGAGGCGGCGGGCCATGACGGAGGTCATCGCCCAGAAGACGCGGGAGCGGGAGGAGGCAGGGCGGTGTTCGTAGTCGCGTACGAGTCGGCGGTAGAACATCAGGATCCCGTTCGTCTGCTCCACGATCCACCGCTTGGCCTGCGGAACGAAGCCCTGGTCGGCCGGGTTGCGCTCGACGATCTCGACGTCGATGCCCACGTTCTTGCCGTGGTCGACCACCTTCTTCTTGAAGCCCTGGTCGACCAGGGCCTTCTTCACGGTGTCGCACTGCCCGGCGACACCGTCCAGCAGGGCGATGCCGGCGGTGTTCTCGTGCGCGGAGGCGGGCAGGACGACGCAGTCCACGACGAGGCCCAATACGTCGACGGCCAGGCATCTCTTCCTGCCCGGCACCCTTTTCGCGGCATCCTTGCCGGTCGTCGTGGCGGGGACGCCGACGGCGGCGTGGATGCTCTGCGTGTCCAGGACCACCAGGCTCGGGTCGGCTAATCGCTTCCGCTTCTCCCGCAGCTGCCAGCGCAGCAGGTCGTGAATGTCCTGGTCGGTGCCCTCGTCGCGCCAGAGGTAGAAGTAGTACTTCACCGCTCCGGGCGGGGGCATGTCATGGGGCAGGAACTCCCACTGACAGCCGGTGCGGTTCTGGTACAGGATCGCGTTCACGATCTCCCGCATCGCGTACTTCCCCTGATGGCCGCTGACCGACGGATGCCGGGCCTTCCATGCCGTGATCACGGGTTCGACGAGCTGCCACTGCTCGTCGGTGAGATCGCTCGGGTACGGCTTGCGCATGCTCATGCCATAACCCAAGCGAACCCCGAACGTCTGACCGGCAGCGATGCCCCAACGTCACACCATCGAGCGATGACAAGACCGGCGGAACGCCACATTCCGCACTCTGAGGAAGCCGACGAGGCGATCCGGGGCTTCAATGCAATGACCGGCCACGCTTACGTGGCCTACGACTTCGCTGAGTACTACGGAAGCAGGAGCCTGGACGAGTTTGCCAGGGAGGCGGCCCGGCCAGCTCGCCCCCGGGTCGCGGACATCACGAGGGACGAGCTCGTCGAGATCGTCGGCAGACTCCTTGCGGCAGACCCTGAGAGCGACTACTACCTGCTGCTCCTCAAAGCGAATGCGCCGCATCCCGGGGTCGGCGACCTCGTCTTCCACGCCTCGGACGGCATCCAGGACGCGTCTGCCGAGGAGATCGTCAACGAAGCCCTGAACTACCGACCGATTGCGCTCTGAGTCATGAGGATGAGAACGCTCGGCTTCGTGCCGCCTGGTGTGCTGCGAACGCCCGCAGACAGCGAATCCACTCGCCTGCCTCGAATGATTGCGTAGCTGTAGACTCCGGCGGCTGCGGACGACCCTCCGCCCGCACGTCCGCGACGTGATCACACCCCGAGGGACCGCCAGGTGGCTCCTGGTCGGCACGTACCGCGGAGGCGCGGGGGAGAAAGCGCACCGACGTGGCCCAGCCACTCTCCGCAGACCAGTTCCTCGCCGTCCTGAGGAAGTCCGGCGTCCGCGTCGTCGAGCACGGCAGCTGGCGCACCCACAACCGCAACCATAAGGGCGCCTGGGGCCCAGTCCATGGCGTCATGATCCACCACACCGGTCCGTACTCCACCGAGGCCGGCATGGTGGAGCTCTGCCGCACCGGGTACACCTCGCTCCCCGGTCCCCTGTGCCACGGAGTGATCGACCGCTCCGGCACCGTGCACCTCGTCGGCTACGGCCGTACCAACCACGCCGGGGCCGGCGACGACGACGTCCTGAGGGCTGTCATCGCCGAGAAGCCCCTGCCGCCGGACAACGAGGCCAACACCGACGGCAACGCGCGCTTCTACGGCTTCGAGTGCATCAACACCGGCGGCGGTCAGACGTGGCCGCCGGCCCAGCTCGATGCCCTGCACAAGGTCAGCGCCGCCCTGTGCCGGGCCCACGGCTGGACCGCGCCCTCGGTCATCGCCCACAAGGAGTGGCAGCCCGGCAAGCCGGACCCCGCCGGCATCGCGATGGACGAGTTCCGCGGCGCCGTCGCCGACCTCCTCGACGGCAAGCCGACGAGCCCGAAGCCCGCGGACGACAGGCCGACGTACGCCCCGTTCCCCGGCCCTGCCTACTTCCGCACCGGCCGGTGCTCCGCCCTGATCACGGCGATGGGCAAGCGGCTCGTGGCCGAGGGGTGCAGCAGGTACGCCAAGGGCCCCGGCCCGCGCTGGACCGACGCCGACCGCCGCTCGTACGCCGCGTGGCAGCGCAAGCTCGGCTTCTCCGGCGACGACGCCGACGGCATCCCGGGCCCTACCAGCTGGGCCAAGCTCCGAGTCCCCAAGCCCTGATCCCCACGTCGAGAGGTTCCTCCACCCATGGCCACTTCCAGCCGCACCCCCAAGCTCCTCGCCGACATCGGCGAGCGCGCCGTCCTCACGTATATCGAGGCGTTCCTCGGCCTCCTCCTCGCGTCCGGCACGACCAACGTGGTCACCCTGTCGGCGCTCGAGTCAGCGGCCATCGCCGCGATCCCCGCGGGCCTCGCCGTGCTCAAGGGCGCCGTCGGTTCCCTCCTCGGCCGCCCCCGCACGGCCTCGTGGCTCCCCGCGAGGTCCGACCCCGCCACCCCCACCACCAACAACTGATCACAGGAGCAGCCGCCATGCCCGACGGAGAGATCGCTCTGGAGCTCGCCGAACTCCGCCGCGCCCTCGAAGTCGGGCTGGCGCGCATCGACGGCCAACTCGCCCTCCTGGTCCAGCGCTCCGACCAGATCGACAAGGACGTCGAGGAGCTCGACGCCCGCATCACCGCCCTCGAACGAACCCGCTGGCCGCTCCCCGCCATCAGCACCCTCACCGGCCTCGCCGCCCTGGGCATCGCCATCTGGTCTGCGGCAGGCCGCTGACGGCTCCGGATCACAGAGCAGCGCGGAGAACAAGGAGAACGGATTGACCACGCCCGACCTGATCTGGGCCGCCCTGCTCGCGCTCGGCGCCGCCTACGAGCTACTCGCCCTGGCCGACGCCGAGGACGGCAACACCCTGTCCGAGCGCGTCCGCGCGTGGTTCCGCGTCCACACCCGCCCGGGCCGCGCGATCTTCGCGGCCGCTTGGACCGGCTTCGCCGTCTGGTTTCTCGTCCACATCCTGGGGTGACGCGGCCTGAACGCGGCAGCGCCCCGGGCAGAGTGCGAGTCAGATCCCGGGGCGCTGTTCCACAAAGGAAAGAGATATCCAGCGTAAGGGCCGGGTGGGGCAGGTTCAACCCAGGGCCTCAGCCCCACGTCTTTCACGACCGACTAGTTGTTGCAGTTGTCGACCGCAGCGCGTAGGAACCGTTCCGGTGGCACGGGGGAAGCCACCAGAACAGTTCCTGCGCAGCATCATAGGGTCAGTGCGGCCTCCACATCCCCGAGAGCGCAGACTGAGCCATCCCATGACCGCCCGGCGCGCCTCTACATCCATCCGACGTGCCGCAGAATCGGAACGACGCGGGTCACCGCGTAGAACGCGACGTGAGCTCCGTCAGCCTTCGGTTCGAACAGGGCGCACAGTTCATTGCGATTTCGCCCGTCATCCTTCAGTAGATCCCACTTCGTTGCGATATCGGCTATCCCCTGTTCGCTGGCAGCGCGAAGCAAGTCGTGCCCGCAGGCGGCATCGAGGGCGTCCAGCGACGTGACGTGTCGGAACAGAGGCCATCCGTCGCTCTCCCGGGGTACGACTATCCATGCAGTCATCCAGGTGTGGCCATCAGCAGTGAGATACACGCCGGCCCGGCGCCGTTCGTGCAGCTTGACCAGCGGTCGCGGCATGGTCGGCAGCTGGCTCGGGATCAGCGTGCGCAAATCACGCTCACCGTTGTCCCACCAGGTGTCTCGGATCACGACGTCAGACCTGTTCTTGATCTTGAGGATCCAGTCTTCTGCAGCGCCCGAAGACGGCTCCTTGGACAGCGTCTGACCGTCCACTTCAACGGGCCCCTTCGGGGGCTTGAGAGAAAGACCCCGCCTTAGAACGATCTTCAAGGAAGCGTTCACCCTCCGAACGAAGCGCCAATCACCAGAGAGGACGGGGATGCAACTCGTCGGACTGCAGGCGTGGCGAAACCGCTCGGCTTTCTGAACTCGCCTGATCAGACCGCGAGTTCAACCGCCCGCAGGGCGGCAACGTTAGAGCGCCGTTCCAGAACCTGCAACCCCCCGGAAGGAAGCCTACCGAAGACGGTCCATCAGCGAGTCGACTGGGTCAACTATGCTTGACGCATCAAGTTCGTTATATCTGCGTAGGCACGGAGGCGTCGTGGCGAAGAAGCGGTTCCCCTATCTCCTGGGGCACGCGGAGATCGCGCTCCTGTACGGAGTGGAGCGGCAGACCTCGCAGCTCTGGAAGACGCGCGGCGTGCTGGGAGAGCCGGACACCGTCGTCTCCGGCAACCCGTACTGGCTGCTGCCCACCGTCCTTGGACTGTCCGAGGACGGCAGTCGGGAGGTCGACGCCCAGCGGTTGAAGGAGTACAAGGCAGGCATCGCCGGCGGCTACCAGGTCGACGACCCCGCCGACCTTCCGGAGATCGTCGGCCTCAAGGAGATCCCCTGGATCTTCGGCAAGAAGTACATGGACGTCTACCAGTGGCGCGTGCGAAAGAGCCTCGCCCACGAGGACGCCGTGATCTCTGGATCGCCGCTGTGGCTGCTGGACACCGTCCTCGCGGACGCCCAGCAGCGCGGACGCGCCACGGTCCAGGAGGGGGTCGACCGGATTCGGGCGGGGGAACGCGAGCAGATCAAGCCCCGCGGTCGGAAGCCCTCGGCGGAGCCGAAGGCGGCGCCTCCGCCGCTGCCGGCGGCGCGCACCTTCACACCAGGTGAGCATACAGCGGACGATGTAGCCGCGTTCGCGGCGGAGCTCTTCGCTGGCGGATTCGCACTGACCGTACGACCGCGCCGGTAGAACCGGGTCGTGATTGACAGCCCGCGCGGGGCCTGGCCCGTATGCGCCAGGCCCCACCCGATCACGCGGCAGTGCGGACTTCCTTCCAGCGCTGGGCGATGGTGCTGTCCACCGAGTAGAAAAACTCCGTCTTGTAGTCCGGGCTTGGGCTCAGCCGCTCGACCCAGGTCATGGGCCAGTAGCGGCCGTCGAAGTGCTTGTTGAGGTGGCGGGTCAACGCGGAGAGCGCGCCGCGCAGCTGCAAGCGGTCGATGTCCAAGTTCTCAACCAGGTGCGTGGTGCTCACGTAGTCGCCGGGCTGCTCGGCAAGAACATCGAGCACCCTGCTCACGCTCTGGGTGGACGACAACTGAGTCTCAGCCAGCTGCCGCAGAATCTCCGCGGTCCACTGCTCGCTCAAATCCTCGCTGCCCGCCTTCCCCCCGCCCGTCTCCGCAGCCTCCGCGGACGCCGTGCCGGAGTGCCGAACGATGTACGCCTGCACCTCCGGGACGAGGTGCCGGGGCACCGGCACGTAGATGTACTCGCTGTCCTGATGGTCCAAGGTCCCACTCCCTCAGAAAGCTGCCGAGCTGGCTTGACTAGAAGCCTGACAGGCACCTGAGACCCCGTCTAGCCGATTCGGAAACTCTGTAACTCACGTGAGTCTTTAGGCGGCGACTAGGAATCACGCCGGCACCCCCACCCCGACGGGCCGCGAACTCCCCCTGACACGACCACTTCCACTACCCCGCCTCCTGCGAATGCGCCCCTGAGGCTCAGCCTCTAAGGTGTTCGACATGTGTGCAGACAGATCATGGCCGTACTCAGGGAGTGACACATTTGCACCGACAGCCAGAGCTGCCGCTCGAGATAGCCGACTGCCAGCAGCCCCACACCCGGCTCCAGGACGACAGCCCGACGCTCGACAAGCGGTTCGACGACTTCCACGCCTCGCACCCGTGGATCCTCGAGGCACTTGAGGAGCTCACCGCCGAGTGGATCGAAGGCGGCGGCGAGCGCATCGGCGTCAAGGCCCTGTTCGAGAAGCTTCGCTGGTCGTCGCCGCGCATCGCGAGCAGCGAGCCGTTCCGGCTGAACAACAACTTCACGTCGCGCTACGCGCGCCTTCTATGCGCGCGACACCCGGAATGGGCCAGCGTGTTCCAGCTGCGCAGCCTGCGCACGAGCAATGGCTGCCGATATCTCACACTTGACGGTAACGATCAAGTGAAATAGATTTTGATTAACTTCAATTGATCGCAACATGTGTTGCGACAGTTGCAGGTCTTTGAAGGGGACGATGTGCTTGGAGGGGATGTGGCCGACACTCCGGTCACCTGGCTCGCGATTCGCGAAGACCAGAAGGCGTTCGAGGACCAGCAGTTGCGCGCGCTGCGCGCGGCGTTCCCGGATCTGGTGGAGGCCAGTCCGGCGCAGCTGGGGATCTTCTTCCATTACTGCAAGGCGTCCGGGCTCGACCCGTTCGGCCGGCAGATCTACATGATCAAGCGCAAGTCGCGCGGCGAGATCCGCTGGACCATCCAGACCGGTATCGACGGCTACCGGCTGATCGCCCGCCGGGCCGCCGACCGGGCCGGGCAGTCCATCGCGTACGAGGACTTCGTCTGGTACGACGCCGACGGCGGCGAGCACACGGTGTGGCTGCGCGACGAGCCCCCGGCCGCGTGCAAGGCCGTCATCTGGCGCGGGGACGCCCGCTTCCCCGCCGTCGCGCACTGGCGGGAGTACGCGCCGAAGGTGTGGGACTACGAGGCCCAGGAGTACAAGCTCGGCGGGCTGTGGCCGCAGATGCCGGCCAGCCAGCTGGGCAAGGTCGCGGAGGCGCTCGCCCTGCGCCGGGCCTGCCCCGCGGACCTGTCCGGCCTCCACGTGGACGAGGAGATGCACGCGGCCGACGCGGCGGAGTCCCGCGAGCGAGTCCAGGCCGCCGCCACACGGCTGAGGACCGGAAGCGCTGAACAACCGGAGCAGTCTCAGCGGGCAGGCGAGGAGTCCTCGTCCGGCGATGTGGTCGAGGGTGAGGTCGTCGTGGACGACGACAACGGCGAAGCGGCATCGGACACCGCGTCGACACCGGGGAGCGAGACATCGCGACCGGTCGACCCTCGTGCCGAACTGGACAAGGCACGCGGCGAGGTTCAACAGCTGGCCAGCCGACTCGGCATGGGCTTCGACGCCGTCAACGAGCGGTGCTTCGACGACTTCGGCGTCTCCTACCAGGACGCCAACTCCGAGCAGCTGCGTGTCCTCCTCGACGTGCTGCGGCCGGATGGTGGGGCCGGTGACAACGCCTCCTCGCAGGACGGTCCCGAGGCCGAGGCCCCTGCCACGCGCCGCCGCGCCCCGGCCAAGAAGGCGGCACCGAGAAAGGCCGCCGCGAAGAAGGCGACGGCGCGGAATAGCACCGCCAAGAAGACCACGGCCGGCAGGTCCTCCCGGAGCAAGGCCGCCGCCGACTCGGCTCAGTAGCCCTTCCGCCCGCCATGCCGGGCGAGCAGACCACCCAACAGAGTGCGAGATCATCATGACCACCGACAGCACCACCGAAAGCGTCGGCGTCCCGGTCCCCGACCTGTGGAGGGGCGCGCATCGCGACGACCGCGCCCGGCCCCGGTCGCGGCAGCGCCTCCTCGGCCCCTCCTCGATCGGCCTGTGCAGACGCCGGGCCGCCTACGAGGTCCACGGCACCTGGCCGACGGACCTCGCCGACAACATGCACGCCGCGATCCTGGGCACCTGGCTACACGAGGGCATCCTCCGCGTCCTGCGGGAGCAGTACGGTGCCTGGACCGAGCTGGAGCTGACCGACGGCGTCATCCTCGGCCACGCCGACGCCTACTGGGCGCCGGGGGACGTGTACCGCCAGGCCGAGCGGCCCGACACGCCCACGGCCTCAGGCGACGTGGGCGTCGTGGAGGATGTGAAGACCAAGAGCACCCGGGCCCTCGACGTCGTCGTCCGCCAAGGGCCCAGCCAGGCCGAGTGGTTCCAAGTCCACCTGTACGCGCACCTGCTGCGCACCGGCGGCCTCAAGGATCACCCCAGCCTCCCGACCGGTGAACCCCTGCCGGTCGGCGTCGTACGGCTGCGGTACGTCGGCCGCGAGTACGGACAGGTCGTCGTCCACCAGCGCCCGTACGACGAAGACGTCACGAAGCAGGCCCTGGCGTGGGCCGAGGACGTCCTGGCGAGCACCGAGCCGGAGGCCATGCCGCGCGACCTCGACGGGCCCGGTCTGTCGATCATCTGCGACAACTGCCCCTTCAAGACGGCGTGCTGGAACCTCGACCAGCTCGCCGACGACCTCGCCCCGCAGACGATCCTCGCCGAGGACACCGCGGCCATCACCGAGGCCCTGCGCGCCTACGCCGACGCCGCCGAGGTGGAGAGCGCCGCGAAGAAGCGCAAGGCCAAGGCCCGCAAGATGCTGGACGCCTGCGACCCCGGCACGTACGGCGTCTTCAAGTTGTCCTGGTCCGGCGGCAGCCCGCGACCGCCCGCGCCCGATCCCGAGGCGATGATCCGCGTCCTCGAGGGCCTCGGCATCGACATCCCGCTGCGGCCCGGCGGGCGGACCTCGCGCACCATCGGCGTCTCCCGCCTCCCTGAGGCCGGCTGACGCACCGCGTACCCCGGGGCCACCCGCACTTGAGTACCGGCCGTGGTGGCCCCGGTCTCACCTGCTCATCGGACACACCCTTGGAGGGGGAACCATGTCCACACCCATGCCCCGCGAACGCCTCGCGGGCATCCCGGACGGCCCGGCGCCGACCGCCGACCCCGCAGAACCGCCCCGCCCGCTGAACGCGGACCTCATTCGGCAGCGCCTGACCGACTCGCTCACCTCCGCCTGGCCGCGCATGGCGTACGCGGACCATGTCGCGGAGGTCACCGACTCCGTCATGAGCGTCGTCCTGCCGCTCACCACCCGGCTGGGGAACGAGGTGTCCGGCTGGCAGTCCGAGGCCGCCCAGGCCCTCTCCGACCGTGACCGCGCACGCGCGGCCGCCGTCGCCCTGGAGCAGATCACCGCAGAGGCCGCCCGCCTCCTGCGTGCCGGCGTGCCGGGACAGGCCCTCGCCGTTCTGGAGAGCGACGGCCAGCCCCTCGGCTCGTGCGATGTCTCGTCCTTCGCCGACGACACACCGCGCGCCCGGTCTGCCGGCCACGGGGGCGCTCACCACGACCCGGACGAGGAGTGAGCGTGCCCACCACCTACGTACCCCGGCCACGCTCAGTGGCGTCCACGTACGTCATCAGCGGCACCGACCCCGCTCGCGAGCCCACCCGGCGCGTCTACGTCAGCACCACAGCCACGGGCGCACCCGGCGTGGACTTCCTGGCGGTCGAGCGGGTCGTCAACGGAGACCTTCCGCTCCCCAGCCTCAACGAGGTTGAGCAGGAACTCGCGGCGCGGCTCATGACCCGTGCGGAGCTGACGGCGGACGAGATCGCCGAGCGCCTCCGTGTGAAACCTCGCACCGTCAGCCGCTGGCGTGCGGCCTGGAAGAGGGAAGAGGAAGGCAGTTGAGCATCGAGGCCATGGCCTGGGCCTTCCGGCAGGACATCCCCAAGCCGGGCGCGAAGTTGGTGTTGCTCGCGCTGTGTGACTTCGCCGACGAGGCGTGGTCCTGCTTCCCCGGGCAGGCCACCCTGGCGGCCAAGACGAGTCAGGGGGAGCGAACCGTTCGCCGGCATCTGGAGTGGCTGGAGGAGGAGGGGTTCATCGTCTCGCACGCCCGGTTCTCGGACGGGCGCCGTACCAGCAACCGCTACACGATCCACGCTCCTCGTGCCCAGACGCCACCGCCGTCATCCTCACCGACGCCCGGTTCCGGCTCCCCAGCGCCGAAGACGGCGAGGGGCGGGAAGCAGAGCGGTGGGAAGCAGGGCAGCGGAAAACGGACGAAGCAGGCGGCCAAAACGGCCACTGGCCAATCTGACCAGCGGCCAGATTCGGCGGGGGAACCGGCCAAACTGGCCGGGGAACCGTCAGAGAACCACCAGAGAAACAACCCCCTACCCCCGGCGGACGGTGACGGCCGCCAGGGGGCAGGCGGCTGCGCGGCACACCCGGACTCCCCTGCCGCCAACTGCCGCTCCTGCGGCACCAGCCCGCGCGCCCGGCGCGCTGCCGCCGTCGCCAGAGAGAAGCGCGAGAAGGACCAGCGCGCCCGTGACCGGGACCGCCGTTGGTTCGAGGAGCAGCGGGAGCGTCGCACCCGCGCCGCAGAACTCGAAGCTCAAGGTGTCGTGGACAGGCCGCGTCAGGCCGCACGTGAGGCCATCAGACGCGATCGCCCCAGAGGGTCCAAGCCCCAATAAACAACACTTGACGCAAGGCGATCAAGATTGATAAAATGTTATCATTGTCACCAATCAGCCCCCACCCTCCGAAGGAGTCAGCCAGTGATTCGCCAACTCACCGCCGACGAACGGCGGGCACTCACCGACAGGCTCGCCGCTCACGGCATCACGCCCCGCCAGTTCACGCAGGCCCAAGAGCTGGCGCGCACGATGAGCGAGACCCTGGCCCGCACCTACGGCGAGGTGATCGGGCGCCGAGTAACCCCGGTGGAGTTCATCACCGACGTCCTCGGAGTCGAGGGTGCAGGCCGGCTCGTCGCATGCGCTCTGCGCGAGATCACCGACCGCCCGGACCTGTACCGGGACGCCTGACCGGTCGCACCTCCTTCGCGCACCCATGACATGTGTGGTGACAGACATCTGACGCCGCCCCATCCAGGCTGGCCGTCCTGACCAGAGTGCGAGGAACCCGATGAGCAGCATCCCCCTTTCCGACATCGCCGCGATAGTGGTCGCCGCCCGCGTGCAGGGCCCGCCGACCCTCCGTACCGCCCCTGGCGGCAGACCCGTACGCGTCCTGACACTGCGCGGCACCCGCCCCGGCGAGCTGTACGACTTCACGCTCGACGACGGTCACCGTCGCTGGTGCCTGGAGTCCGTCAGCCACGCGAGCGGCTTCGACATGCACGGCCGCACGCTCGGCAAGCGCCTGTCGGCCCGGCTGAATGCCCTGCACGGCACCGCGGCCGAGCACTTCGGCCAGCCGTCCCCGGCAATCCCGTAACGCCATGCCCATCACGGGCCCCGGGAGCGCCGGGGCCCGGCATCCACGAAGGAGAGAGCGAAGTGGACCAGCCCATCCAGCCCACCCGCGAGCAATTACTGCACACCGAAGCCGCCAAGTACGGCATCGCTCCGGCCGTGATCGACCGCGTGGTCAGCGTCATCGCCGCTGTCCAGCGCCGCGACCGCGCCGAGTTCCGCAAGAACTACGGCGGAGAGATGACGCCGGACCAGTGGCTCGCCGCCTACGGCGTCTCCGGCTTCAGGGAGCTGTGCGCCCACGCGGCCCGCCAGGCCGGCCTGGGCGACGACGACGTCTACGTGATCCTGCGCATCGTCTCCGCGGTGGCCCCCGCGCCCGAGCAGCACGACGATGACCGCCCCATCCAGTTCTGGGCCCGCCCCCTCACCGACCCCGAGGAGGCGACATTCCCCGCGTACCGCGTCAGCTACAAGGCCCCCGGGGCCGACAGCACCCTCGGCTTCGACTGGTCCGGCGCTCTGCTGCGCCGCACTCTGCGCGAAGCCGTCCGGCGCGGCCAGGGTGCCGCGGGCCTCGAGGAGGCGACCGGCGTCGTCGTCTTCACTGACGGGGATCTGCCCGGCGCGTACGTCGCGCGTCCGGCCCCGGGGCACACCCAGCCCGCGTGTGCCCGCTGCCACCAGTGGGAGCGGGAGCACACGCTGCACGAACGCTTCGGCTCCTGCGAGCGGTTCGTCGCCTCGGCGGCCCAGCTCAGCGCGGTCGGCACCCCGTAGCGCCGCACCCCCTCCCGGGGCCGCGCCGGTGCGAGCGGCCGTGGCCCCGGGAGGGTCCTCCCCATTCCCTTCGCACGCAAAGGAGTCCCCGCATGTCCCGAACAGCATGGCGCGTGGGCGGCGCGCAGCGGCAGGGCCGCCGCGAAGTCCAGGCGGACGCGTTCTCCGTCGGCGGCGACCGGGCCACCGGCCGTATCGCCGTGGCTGTCACCGACGGAATCGGCGACACCTCGGCTGCGGCAGACGCCGCCGAGCTCACCGCCGGCGCGGCCGCCACCACCGCGCTCGCGTCCACACCCGAACTCGGCTGCCTCGGTGCCCGCAGCAAGCTCGCCGCCAGCGGCGTCACCGCGGACGCATCCATCGTCACCGCGCTGTTCGACCCGGCCCACAGCCGTATCCGGATCGCCTGGGCCGGGCTGTGCCGCGTCTATGCCCTCACCACCGACGGTGAGCTCCAGCGCGTCACGTACGACCACTCGCTCGGCGAGCGCATCCGCCATCACTCCGCGCAGAGCGGCCCGTTGCCGATGTACGACCGCAAGGTCACGCGCACCGTCGCCCGCCATGAGTTCGTGACCACGTCCCTGCCCGCGCGCGGCACCGCCAGCATCCTGCTGTGCACCGACGGCGTAAGCCAGAACGTCACCGACCAGACCATCATCGCCGCGCTCCTGTGCGACGACCTGTACGACGGCGCCGAACTCCTCGCGGCCGCCGCCGGCATCGACGGGCCGGACAACGCGACCGCCATCGTCCGGCGTCGCAGCGCCTGTTGATCGACCCAACACACATCAAGGAGGCAACTTCCATGGATGACGAGCGACTTCGACCCACTCAGCTTCCGCTCAACGATCTCGCGACCGCCTACGTCCAGGCGGGCCAGACGCTCTTCCTCGCGATCCTCGACGACATCGCCGCCCGAGTACGCCTGGCCCACCCCGAGGCCGCCTACCTGGAGATCGGCATCGACGCCGACGGCGACGTCGAGCTGCACGGCATCTGGAGCGCCCAGGAGTCCGCGATCGGCACCTGCCGCCTCCTGTACGACCCGCATGACGACCCGGAGCAGGAGTGGCGGGACGGGCCGCTGGACCTCGACGAGCTCGTCGACGACCTCGGCCGCGTGCTTACCGGCTCGTTCCTCCACCACTGGGGCGTCGTCGAGCCGCACCCCGTCTACGAGCACCGTGACCGCCGATGGCTCGTCCTCCCGCCGGCGGATCGCGCCGCCACCGTCGCCGCGATCGTCCGCGGTCACGTCCCCGACGCCGAATCACTGATCTGCCGCTTCGCGGAGCGCGGCGAACGCATCGCCGTCGGCTTCGAGCAGGTCACGCTCAGCGGCGGCGGGACGATCAGCGTCCCGTGCCCGCTCTGCTCCCCGGAGACCGAGGACGGCCCGTGGCCGCGCGACGTCTCCCACGAGCTGGCCCGCATCCTCGGCCAGCTCTACGCCCTGCCGCACCTGCGCGGCCGCCACCTCACCCCGTGCGTCGACATCACCGCCGAACACGAGGGACAGCTGTGGCAGCTCGTCTTCCCGTACCGCGACCACAAGAAGGGAGCCGAATCGTCATGACCAGCAGCGAAGCTCCACGGACCATCGACGCCCGGCGCCACCTCGAACGCGCCGTCCGCATGGTGGACCAGGCCCAGGAACGGTACGAGGTCGCGATGCTCGACTTCGTCGCCGCGCGCCTCGTCGAGGCGTACCCGGAGACCACGCACATCACCTTCATCCACGTCACCGCCGACGGCGTGATCGAGCTGGACGGTCTGTGGACGACCCGCGAAGACAGCACGGAGGAGCTGATCCTGGACGTACGCCGGGACAGCGGGATCACCGCGTTCGATCCCGGTGAGATCGGCGACGACCTCACGTACTCCCTCGACCGGCTGAACTCGGTCGCCTGGAGTGCTGTACGCCCCGAGCCCCTGCCCGGCAAACGCTGGGTACTCGACATCCCGCCCGTCGACCGTGCCGCGCGCATCGCCGATCTCGTCCGCGCGCACCACCCCGACGCGGGCCTGCTCACCGTCGATCTCTCGCCCATGCGGCCCCGCGTGGCCGGCGTGACCACGGTCGGCACCACGGGCGTCAGTGCCACGGTCCACGCCGAGCCCGACCGGCCGCTGTGGCCTGAGGAGGCCGGCCGGATCATCCGCGGGCTCATCTGGCAGATCCGCTCCCTGCCGCACCTGCGCGCGCGATACCTGACGCGGGTCGGCGGCCCGTCGGAGGAGACCGCGTACCTGCTGCTCCCGCAGACCGAGACCGGCGAGGAGAAGGGAGTGTCATGCCCCTGACCATCGAGCGCACGCCCGCGCCTGCCGTCCCCGCCGTACACGCCCAGACGATCGCCGCGAACGTGCTGCAGACCTGGCCGATGACCATCGGCCTGACCATCGAGTACGTCGCCCACCACGACCAGGGCCCGCACGGTGCCGTCACCTTCGCGGTCGTACGCGCCCGGGAGACGTGGCCGAGCCCGGCGCTGATCCGCTGCGACGGCTACGGCCACATCGCCCGCGGCTGCGAGCACCCCCGCCCCGACGGGCGCCCCTGCTGGCACCCGTCGGCACCACACCTCTCCCTGCGTGACCAGGGCCTGTGCGCGCGGCACCTGCCACCGCTCGCCGTCCACGACTGGGTCAGGCACCCCGAGCAGCCGCTCTACGGCCGCGTCGCCCGCGTCGAGCCGGACGGCACGGTCGCCGTCGCCTTCGTGGGCGGCGAGCTCACCCTGCACGCCGGCCAGGTGCCCCGCGTACCTCCGCACATCGCCGAGGAGCTCGACCGAGGGCCTCTCCACGCCCCGGTGCACCTGATCGACGACTAGCCACAGACCTCCGGCGTCGTGTGCGAGACGGCAACCGGAGCCAGCCGACAACTCCCATCCACAATCGAAAGAGAGTCGTTCAGCATGAGCGGTCACGCCGTGATCACCGTCAGTTTCACCAGATCCGTGTACGCGCACGAGCTGCGTCCCGGCGACGTGTTCGCCTTCCCGGACGCGCCGAGCACCCCGCTCGCCGTGGCGGGTGTCAAGAAGACCGTCCTCTCCCCCGAGCTCGTCCTGCTCGCCCTGACCCTGCCCGGCCGCACTGAGCCGATGCACCTCCCGGCCCAAACACCGGTCCGGGCCCTCCGCATGGTCCGCCGCGTCTCCCTGACCTGCCTGCTGTGTCGCAGGAGCCAGGACGTCGAGCTCAACCTCCCCCACGACGGCGAACCCCTCTCGTTCGTCTGTGCCGACCACGCCCCCGCCCCGGACCGGGAGGCCGAGTGATGGCGCTCCACTACCTCAGCGCCGTTCAACTCCTGCGCCGCGCCGACGAGGAGAAGGCCCGGGCCCTGTACGCGGACGTCATCGAGGCCCTCGAACAGCACAGCACGGACGTCGGCGTGGACTGGTGCGGCAACGAGCTGAACATCACCGTCCAGCTCACCAACGACGGCGAGCAGTACATCGCGATCGCCGGCCGCTACTCGCTCCCCTGGCACAACGACCGCAGCGAGATCGGCGGCTGGAAGGCCGTGCATATCGACAACACCTTCGGCACGGCCAAGGTCATCTACGACACCACGACCGACGAGGACGAGCCGCCCGGCGACATGTCCCTCGAACCCCTCGCCGAGGAGGTCGGGACGTACGTCGGCGGCTGGCGCGCCGAGCACGGATAGCCCCAGCCCACCCGCACCACATCACGCCAGGGGGCCGAGCCCGCGCAACGGCCGGCCCCCTACCCCACTCATGCCTGAATCACGAGAAAGGGCACCCTCGTGCTCACCTTCACCGTCGGCAGCGGTCCGGCCCTCGAGGTCGCCGAATACGCCGACTTCGACACCGGTCAGGCCGTCTACCGCGTCACCGGCATCGGCACCTTCACCCTCGGCCGGGACCCCGACCACCACCCCGAAGCCGACCAGGACCCGATGGAGGAGATCCTCCACGTCGCGTACGGCAGCGGACCGCTCGGCTTCCAGATGGACGAGGCACCGGTGCTGTTCGGCCTCACCCTGGCCGGCGCCGAGTCCTTCACCCGCGCCGCCCTCGTCTCGGGCGACCTGCGGCTGCGCCCGTACCGCCTCATCCTCAGCGCCCCCGTCCGTGCCCCGAAGGGCACGGCGCGCCGGGCCACCGCCATCGTGTCCGCTCTGGCTCGGCACTGGCTGGCCCAGCCCTGGGCACCGGAACTGCGCCGCGCCCACGAACACCACTGCGCGCCCAGTTCCCTGCACCGGTACGGCGGACTCATCGCACAGCACGAGGAGCGCATGCGACGCCTCCGCGAGGACCACGCCTACTACATCCAGCGCGCCGAACGTGCCACGACGATCCTGCAGGCGGGCCCCGTCCCCGCCCCCGAGGGCGCCCCACCACACCCGTTCACGTCGCCGGACACGACGACCCATTCGGCGGGGCGGTGAGCGCCGTGGCCCAGTTCGACTTGTTCGGCGAGGTGGAGCAGAAGTTCGAGGAGCGCGCCAAGCGGCGCGAGGAGAAAGCCGCCAAGCCGCCCATGCCGCGCTCCACCCCCGCCTCGCGCCGTAAGCACCGCGCCTTCCCGGGCGACCCGCACCGGCACGCCATGGAAGTCGCCGAGAACGTCATCGCCGCCTGGTTCAGCCACTACGGCGGCAACCGCATGGACGTCCCGCTCGGCACCATCGCCGCGCTGTCCTTCTTCCGGGAGCCGCTCGTCAGCGACTGGCTCCTCACCCTCGAACCGTCCCAGCTCCCGCCACTCCTGCGGGAGGTCTGGGGTGTCCAGTGGATGGCCCGCCCCGACCTCATCGAGGTCGCGCGTCCCCTGCACGACTGGGTGGAGGAGGACCCCGACGAGTACCAGCTGCGTGCCGTCCAGGCCGTCATCCACACCGCGATCTACAACGGGCTGTTCGACCTCACCGCGAGCGACGACCCCTATGAGCGGTCGGAGGCCGACGTCCTCAGCCCCCTGCTCACGGGCCTGCGCCACAAGAGCGACAAGAAGTGGCGCGGCGAGTACCACACCCCACCGTCGGTCTCCGACCTCATGGCCGAGATCCTCGTCAACGACACCGACCACGGCCGCACCATCCGCGAACCGGCCCTCGGCAGCGGCGGCATGTTCCGCTCCGTCGTCCAGACCCTGCGCCATCACGGCCTCAACCCGCACGACTACACGTGGCTCGGCAACGACATCGACCGCCTCGCCACCGCCTGCGCCGCCGTCAACGCGATCACCTGGGACCTCGGCCCCAAGACTGCCATCTGGTGCGCCAACACCCTCGCCACCGAGGACGCCGGCCTCACCGAGGCCCTGGCCGAGCGCACCGCGGTCATCAAACACCGCAACGCGGTCGTGGAACAGGCCCTGTTCGAGCGGAAGGCCCGACGGCTGCTCGGTGCCCTCGACCAGCTCTTCGAAGGAGCCGCGGCGTGACCGTTGTCTCTGCCCCTCACCACACCACCAGGAAGGACGATTCATGAGCCCGACGAAACCAACCGCACACAAGACCTCGGACGCACCGAAGAAACAGCGGGTCTTCCCCGCGGACTTCGCCGAGTTCGTCGCCGCGACCGCCGCCGCACTCGGCGACGGCTGGACCGTCGACGCCGACGACGAACCCCACCCGGGCCCGTCCGCGTACCTCGCCCACCCCGACGGCCGCCGCATCGGCATCAAGCACCTCTGGCGAGGCGAGGCCGTCCAGACCTGGGCGCTCGACGTACCGCCCCGCGAGTTCGAGGAGGGTGACCGCGACGCCGAGTCGTACGCCGACAGCCTCAAGCACCTCTCCCCTGGCATCCGCTACAACGTAGGCGTCCACTTCACCAACAACCCGCCCGCCGCGACCGCGGCACGGAACATCCGCACCCGACTGCTGCCGGCATTCGATGGCGAGCGCCCACCGCTGCGCGCCTTCCCCAAGAAGCCTCCCCGCCGTGCTCCAGCCGCCGAGAAGAACCCGGCGGCCGCCAAAGCGCCGACGAGCGGCGACAACCCCGAGCCAGAGCAAGCGACCGCCGCCAAGGCCCCGGCGAAGACCCCACGTCGCACGGCCAAGAAGGCGCAGACGCCCGCGAAGGCCACCGAGCCGAAGAAGCGGACGCCAGCGCCCCGGTCACGCCGCGCCACGACGACGGCCAAGGCAACGAAGGCGCAGGACACCAAGGCGCAGAAGTCGAAGCCGACCGAAGCCGCCACCAGTAACTGATCAGCCCCTGGGTACGGGGCGGTCCGCTCGCCGCCCCGTACCCGCATCCCATTGGAGAATCTGAGAACTGTCATGACACAACTCGACCTCTTCGGAGAGAAGCAGTCCGCCACGGATCGCAGGTCCGCCCGCGAGGCTGAACGCGACGCCCGAGCCGCCCGCCACGGCGCCTATCGCGAATCCCTGAAGATCGACTGCTGTACGGGCAAGCCCATCCCGCTCGACGAGAGCGGCTGCCCGCAGTACCGCTGCGTACGCTGCGGCGCCCTGGCCTTCGCGGGCACGTTCGCCTTCAACCACGACTGCGGGTGGGCCGGCTGCTACGCCGACACCGAACCCACCCGCGGTACCGGCAAGACGACCCACGACGTCGGCCTCTCCACCTACCGGCACGACAACCGGCACCACCCCCATTGCGCCCGCCCTGGGTGCGGCCACGCACGCGGCGTCCACCAGAACGTTCCGCGCACCGCGCCTGAGGACTCCAGCTGCTACGAGTACTGCGGCTGCCGGGGCTACCTCGCTCCTGTCCCCGCCGAGACCCGTGAGGAGGTCGGCAGTGCTCACCACTGAACAGCTCGCCGCCATCGCCGCCCTGCGAGACAAGACCGTCCCGGGCCCCTGGGGCGTCATCAGGATCGACATCGAGGAAGGCGTGACCAGCTTCCTCATCGCCGACAGCAACGACGACCGCGTCGCCTCCGTCGACGTCGCGCACGAGGGAGACCCCGAAGCCCTGGCCGGCGCCGAGGCAGACGCGCACTTCATCGCCGAAGCCCGTGCGGTCGTCGACCTCCTTCTGGACGAGGTGACCCAGCTCCGCGCCAAGCTCGCCCGTACACCGCCTCCTCGGCGCCGCACCTGGGGCGACCGACTTCGCCTCAGGAACCGAGCGGACACCTGATGTCCACGAGGACACCCGGTTCTCACCGCCCACACAGGGCATTGAAGGGGTCGGCAAGAATGGCTGGATTCGAACGGCCCCGAGATCGCCTCAAATTGGGCACAGTGGACACCTGACGCTGTGCCTCGTCCAAGAAGACACGTGACCGCAAGGGCGGCCCAGACTCATGCCCGGGCCGCCCTTCGCTCATGCCCCCTCTGTTTCGTCGCCATCCAGAATCTCGAGCGCCGACGGCACATCATCGGGGCTCGCCCAGCCGGCGACCGGTAGAGGGTCAATGAGGACACGAGGCGCGTCATCGTCGTCTCCCCAACCCGGCGGAGGGTCACCGAGGGCCGAAGGCGCGTCGACGTCCGCCCAAGTCGTGATGGGCGGCTCTGCCTGGCCAGATGCATCAGAGCGGTCAGGGTTCATTTCTCTCTCCTCCAACTGTCGTGGCAGGGCTGGTTCAAACCTTGAGGTACAGAGCGAGTGCCACCCACACGGCGACGGCCAGCGTCATCGCCGGGATGAGCGCGGGATACGACACGGCGGTGATCCCTGCAACCACGGCGCCCAGTGCGGCAATCGCGGTGCGTTCGGCCTTCATGTTCTTCCTCCATCACATCGACACGGCACCCGTCAGCGGGGCCGAGGCCGACGATGAAGGACCGCGGGGTTAGCCGCGCAACCCCCTTCATCAAGGCCGAGGTCCACCGCCCTTCCAGGCGACCGAGGAAGTGAACCCGCGCCGCGAAGGGCAAGCGGTGCTCACGGAACCGAACCAGGTATCCGATCAGGGCGTCGAAGTCGCGCAGGTGAGCCTCCGTCCCCGAACGGCTTCGGCGGGGACGCCACGGGGACAGGGCGGGGACATGAGGGACCGTCGGGGACACAGCGGGGACGTAGTGCGTAGGACGGCGCGGGAGCGATCGGGACCGTTCGGGACGCGACGGGAGCAGAATCCTCGCAGGTCAGATACCGTAAGCGCGGCCAACTGAGCACGCTCGCGGCGTCCGGCCTGGTCAGCGCCACCCACCGCCCGAGCGAGCCAAAAGCGATCTTGGCTTTCTCCTAAAGCGGGTGTCGCAGGTTCGAATCCTGCCGGGGGCACCAGTTCAGAAGGGGCTCACCTACAAATTTTCGTAGGTGAGCCCCTTCTGACATCCACGTCTGACATCAACGCGGGCGATCACTCACGATCAGGACGACCAGGGCGCCGCTTCCTGAGCAGCCGGTCCATGTGACTCATGGCCTCGCGCTGCGTGTCCTGGACGACGTGGGTGTAGACCTCCATGGTGATGCTGATCTGCGAGTGTCCGAGGATCTCCATCACGACACGGGGCGCGACTCCGGCCGCCGTGAGGAGCGTGGCCGTGCCGTGCCGGGCGTCGTGCAGCCGGATAACCCGGAGGCCGGCGGACCGGGCGACGCGGGTGAAGGAGCGGTACAGGTTCCGCGGCTCCACCGGGCGACCGGTGCGGGTGGTGAAGACGTAGTCCGACTTGCCCCAGGTCTCCCCCGCCTTTGCCCGATCCACCGCCTGCCGCATCCGGTGCCAGCGCAGCGGTGCGATGCAGAGCGCGGGCAGCGGGACGGCACGGCGACGACGGCTCTTGGGATCGTCGTCGTACAGGATGCCCCGGCGTCGCTGCGTCTGCTGGCGGACATAGAGGACGCGGTGGTCAAGGTCGACGTCCGACCAGCGCAGGTCCACGATCTCTCCCCGGCGGAGCCCCATGGCGATGGCGAGCACGAGGGCCGCGTAGAGCGGGTCAGGCCGGGACGCCGCCAGGAAATCAAGTGCGGCTCGCTTCGCTCCCCGCCCGCGGCCCGGCCCCCGGCCGGGCCTGCACTCCTGTCTCCGCCCCGCTCCAGCCCGGCCAGCGCCCGCACCGCGCTCGCAGCAATCAGCCACCTGATGCCAGAGAAGGGGTGCGTCGTGGCTGGGGCGGTCGGCTCCACGGCTTTAGGCAGCCACTTTGGCGCGAGCCTCGAAGATCATGACCCCAACGTCGTGCTTTACCGGGCAGGTCCACAGACCACCCGACGCGCCGGAAGCTTACGGGGCCATGATCACTCGCGCCAAAGCAGCTCCAGCCCAAAGCCCCTCCCCCGACCGTCTGCAGCACACACCAATAATAGGGCTGATGTTCGAGGAGTGAACTGTTGTTACCAATGTGCAGAAACGGGTTGCTTGTGAAGCGCGGGTGGGATCACCATGAACCATGAGGATGATCCGGGCGCGGATTGAGAACTTCCGCTGCCTCCAGCTAGCTGAAGTGCGCTTCGACAACGTCACTTCAATTATCGGCCCCAACGGTGTCGGCAAGTCCACGATCTTGCGTGCACTCGATTGGTTTTTCAATGGCGAAAAGGGCACGAGCCTAAGCGTCGACGACCTCTGCGTTAACGCTAAAGGCAGCAGGATCCTCGTCGAGGTCGAATTCGATTCGCTTACGCCAGACGATCGCAATGAACTCGGGTACTACGCCCCCGAAGGGGTGGATAGTGTACTGATTCGGCGCACATGGCAAAACGGCGAAGATAAGATCACGGGCAAGGGGCTGACCTTCCCTCCGTTCGAGTTGGTCCGGAGCCAGCTTAGCGCGACCACGAAGCGTAAAGCTTACAACACACTTCGCGAGGAGCGTCCCGAACTTTCTCTTCCTTCTGCCGGAAGCGAAGCTCTAGTAGACGAAGCGATGATCGTCTGGGAGAGAAACCATCCCGACCAACTCGAAGAGTCCGAGATCCAAGCTACAAACTTTTTCGGGTTCGCCGGGAAAGGCAAACTATCCAGCCTCTTTGAGTTTATCTTGGTTAGCGCAGATCTGCGCGCCCTTGAGGAGTCGACTGACACTCGCTCTGCAATTTTCGGCCGAATTATCGAGCGCGCCGTAGACAGGCGAGTCGCGGATACAGAGCTAGCGGAACTGGACGCTCGCCTGAATCTTGAGCGTGCCCAGATTTCGACAAAAAACTTCGGCCCACAGCTTGAGCTGATTTCCAAGGAACTAACCAAAGCCGTGGAGGTTTTCTCTGCTGGCCGAGACGTCCTTGTCTCTCCTGTGGAAAGCTCACACAAGCCCGTTAAAGCATCATTCAAGGTCAGTATTTTAGACGGCCCTGTTGAGACTGGCGTCGAGCGTCAAGGGCATGGATTTCAGCGAGCGATGATTATCGCTGCCCTGAAGCTCCTTTCGGATAGAGGTAGCGAGGGGCCTCGCTCCAAGGCTGTGTGCCTGGCCATCGAAGAACCCGAGCTATACCAGCACCCTGTTCAAGCGCGCGCCTTCTCTCAAGTTTTGCGAAAAATCGCAGAAGACCCTAACCAGAGAGCCCAGGTGGCCTACGCCACTCACAACCCAATTTTCGTGGATCCTCATCATTTCCATGAGATTCGGCGCATAAGTAGAGTCGGTAAGGGGAGCTTCGAGCGGGCCATCTCAATCGCACATGTCCGAGTCGAGGACGTATTAGAAGCACTCTCCGGCTTCGTTCCGGAAGACCGTGTGAGAAAACAGATCGGTGCAGCTATTCTCCACCGTCTGGCCGAGGCTCTATTTGCATCCGCTGTAGTACTCGTAGAAGGCGACACAGATAAGGCCGTGCTGGAAGGATGCGCTACGCGCAGCGGCTGCCCTTTGGCCGTCGAAGGGATTCACGTAGCGGACGCCGGCAACAAGACGGCGATTTACTTGAATCACGCAATTCTGAATCTACTCGGCATTCCATGCTTTGTAGTATTTGACGCCGATTCCGGAGTTGGCGTTCGCATGGAGCAGAAGGGGAGGACTCAGCGCGATATCTGGAATGCGGAGATTTCGGAGAGAACCGAGAATCACCGACTATTCTTGTACCTCGGTCACCATAATAAGCCCGATTGGCCGCCGACTCACGCGGAAAGCGACTTCGCCGTTTTCGCTGACCGTCTCGAAGAGCTAATCAGTAATGAATGGCCTGAGTGGGGGGTCAAGATCAATGAACTCATTGAGTCCGGCCTCGGCTACAGCGAAAAGAATTCATACACGTACGCGAGGGCTTCGATCGAAGCTGAAGGGGAACCGCCGATCGTGATCAAGCAGATCATCGAAAACGTAAAAGCGATGGCCAGGGAGGGCCAGTGATGAATAGATCACCTGTGGCATCATCTAGTATCGCCTCTATTGGCTACGAGGCGGCAACGATGCTGCTTGAGATTGAGTTCTCCTCCGGCGTCTATCAGTATGATGCCGTGCCGGAGCACATCTACATGGAATTGATGGCGGCTCCGAGTCACGGGCGTTACTTCGCGCGTGCCATCAGAGATTGCTATGCATACCGAAAGGTCGCCTGATGCTTTGTGTGGGCCCCTGACGAGCGCTGTCGTACTCCTCGCTACCAGGTGCGGCCGAGGCTGCACCTGTGTTACTGGCTCGGCTGCCCCCCGTCCCACCCCCGTAGCGCCACCGAAGGAGCACGATGATGGCTGGCACCGGCATTGACGACCTGTCCAAGTACGAGTCTGGGACCGACCCATTCACCGCGGCCGAGCTGAAGGCGATTGCCTGCTTCCGCGAAGACCTGTCCGGCATCCCGGACATCGCCTTCACGGGCTTCGACGCCGATGGGATCCGCCGCCTCGCGTCCGAACACGGAGTTGGCGAAGCCCGCGAAATGCTGCACTCGTTCTCTACCGACCTCCTCAACCGCTGGTGGCTGGCGATCCTCTCGTTGGAGAATGACCTGCCGACCAGCACCGACGAGTCCGCCCGGCACAGCGCGGCCGCCGCCCGGTACGTCGGCCACCTCACCGCCCAACACCTCAACGCCTGCGCGAAGTTCGAGCACGCCGTCACCATGTGGTTCCTGGACCTGGACACGGACCTCTCCTCCCCGCTGTATCTGAACAGGGACGGGGATGAGTGAGCCACACTGGGGCGACGAGGAAGTCATCGATGCCCCGGCGTGTCCCGAATGCAGCCACCCCATGAAGTCCGGCGGCATCGTCCTCTCCAAGCGGGAGGACTATGGCCGGCGGACGTGTCGCACGCTATGGAGATGCGCTGGTCAGCATGTCTGGTGGCGCTGGGCCGATCGACCGGATGAGCCTTTGGATGCCTGTCCGGTGCCGGAGCTGCTCCGCTGACATCCAACGCTGACATCAACGACCCCGGATAAGAGCGACACACAACGGTCGCGGACGGCACCGACGCACGAGGCGAGGCCTGACCGGGCCGGGGTTTGATCGAACTCCTAAAGCGGGTGTCGCAGGTTCGAATCCTGCCGGGGGCACAGCCAGAAGGGCCAGTTCAAAGGAGCGACCTCCTCGAACTGGCCCTTTCGCATGATCGCGGCCGTGCCACGGATGTGCCACTACGACCCCGCGCCACCCGGTCTCTCACGGATCACGGCTCCCGGTCATTCCGCGATGGCAAGGCCCCGGCGGCTGTTATGTGGTGATGGATCGGCTCGCGCCGCACGGCGGTGGTGACGCATGCGTGTCACCGGCTCCCGAGTGCTGGCACCGACCACCGCCAAGGTGCTGCCCTCACCGGCCTGGGTTCGACAGAATTCCCATCACCTAGAGTCACAAGGTGAGGTCTGACCAGGGAGGATGCACTAGGTCATGGAGAGGGGGCGTGTCTCTAGGCTCTGACATTCTTGCTGGTCAGCGCGGTGATGACCGCCAAGGGCCCCTTGATGCTGGGGCGTTGCAACCACGCTATCCGATCACATAGCGGGTTTCTAGCCCCATCGCGCTACGCCGAGGCAAGCCCGCAAAAGTGGCGAAAGGTGATGAATCACCCTCGGATCTTGTGGCATTGTCAGAGAATCATGCCTCTCTCGCCAACTCCTTGACCAGCGGGAATGTCAGCGCCTAGAGACACGGGCAATTCGGGCGTGAGGCGATGAAGCTGCAGGTCATGGCCCACTTTGCATCTTTAGGCGAACCGACTTCTGTCGAACGCAGGACCGGGATCCCGGAGGTGGCGCACCACCGTAGAGCCGGGCACTGGTGCACTCCTTGATCCGGTCGTTGCGCGGCTGCTGCGCCGGAGACGGCCCACTCCGGGTCCCGGGGATGTCGTGACCGGCGCCGCCGACCGGTCCTGAGGGCGCCAGGAGCGGTCCGGAAGCGGATCGGAAGCGGATCGGTTCTGGGCACGGAAGCGCCGGCGCTGGTCGCATCGGAGGCGTCAACCGCCATTCCGCGCACCGCTGTCCACCGTCGCCCCCGCGGCGGGCCCCGTCGCGTACGCACGTACGGTACGGACCGCCTCGGGCATTCGGAGCGGGCGCGCCGCACTGCCGTGACCTCTGGAGAAACACATGAACGTCCCAGGGCTGACACCGTATGCCGAACGTCCCGACCCGCCGTCCACGCACCGCTCGCCGCCCACCTATCGCGCCCCGGGGCTGATACCGCCGAGCGGCCCCGTCCGCAACTGGGGGCTGGCGGTCATCGCCACGCCCCTGCTGCTGGCCATGGCGGTGGTCCTGCTGGGCAGCCTGGCCGCGCGCTCCGACCCGTCCGCGTCGTACGGGTCGTCGGGATCGTCAGGGTCATCGGGGTCGTCGGGGTCGTCGGGGTCCTCGGGGTCGTCGGGGTCCGGCCTCTTCGGTTCGGACACCTTCGGCCCGGACCGCGGAACCACGGCCGACGAGCCGACCCGCGCGCCCTCGACGTCGGCACCCGCGTGGCCGTACGACGGCACCGGTGCACGGGACGCCGGCAGCACCCCCGAGGCGACCGCGACCGGCAGCGGGTGGGACGGCGGCTACGCCTACCCGACGGGGAGCATCCCCGGCACCCCGACCGCGAGCGCGACCGGCGGGCCGGGCGACGTCGTCACCGCCTTCTTCGATGCGATCAACGACCGCGACTACCGGACCGCCTGGGCGCTCGGCGGAAGGAACCTGGAGTCCCGCTACGACCGCTTCGTCGCGGGCTACGCCACCACCGAGCGGGACACCATCGGCATCACGTCCGTGCAGGGCACCAGGGTGCGGCTGACCATCGAGGCCCTCCAGGTCGACGGCACCACCCACTCGTACGACGCCGTCTACACCGTCCGCGGTGGTGTGATCACCGGCGGCAAGGCCACCAGGACCGACTGACACCCACCGGGCCCGCCCGGAGAGCCGCACCCACACGAGCGGAGCGCGAACCACCATGGCCACAGAAGAACTCGCCCCCCGACCACCCGGCCCACCGCCGCAGAGGCCGCCGAAACAGCGCGAGTACGCGCGCAGCAGAGCCACCCGGCTGCTGTCGGCCGGCAGCTACCTCGATCCCGGATACCGGAAGGCCGTCATCCGGGAACTGCTGGACAACCGCTTCCGGGTCGTCGCGCCGTCCTTCGGGTACGACGCGGTGTCGGTCCTCGCCCACGCCCTCGCCGCACGCCGGCTGCACCGCGTCCAGTGGGCGGCGGCGGCCGGCACCGCGGCCGCGGTCCTGCTGCTGATGAGCACCGGGGTGCTCAACGGGTCCCTCGGCGTCCTCGTGCTGCTCTGGCTGCCGTGGGCGGCGGCCTATCTGCGCAGGATCGTCACCCTGCACATCCTGATGACCCGGCTGCGGGAGACCGGGCCGGACGGCGGCTTCGACGGCGCGTGCCCGTCGCACGAGAAACTGCCCGTCGGACTCGTCCACAAGATCGACCAAGAGCAGGCCAGCCGCAGCGGAATGGTCTTCTACGGCGGCTACCGGCCCTTCGTCGGCGCGGGCCTGCCGGTGCGCGACTGGTCCAGCGCGCAGTTGCTGCTGGGCGCGCCGAAGACCCGGATCATGGCGCGCAAGAGCGAGAACGGATTGCCGCCCGACCTCGACACCGTCGAGCGCAGGCAGGTCGTGCCGTTCACCGTGCGCGACATCACCAGCCAGGTCGCCGCCCGGATGAACGCGGATCTTCGCGACGAGGCCCGCCCCGACGAGCGGATCCACGGGCTGACGGTCGAGCGGCGCCACTACGCCACCGCGATCCGCTCCAACGACCGCTCCACCGGTACCGCCTGGTCCGAACTGCCCGGCGTGGACGACCTGCCCGGCATCCACTGGCGCGAGGACTACGACGCCGCCCGCGAGTACCTGTGCGTGCGGGTCGGGTCGTGGGACGAGGAGCTGGTGACCTCGATGTTCGTCGGGTTCGACATCAGGGGCAACACTCTGCACACCGAGTTCTACACCTATGTGCTCGGCCCGCTCGTGAAGGACTTCCACCTCGTCGACCAGTTGCCCGCCGCCATCGACGGGCGGCTGGCCGTGCGGGTGGCCTGGGACATGTCCATGACCGCGATTCGCTGGTCCGTCGCACTGTCCCTGTGGCCGCTGTGGCTGATCCCCGTGCGGTTCCTGCCGGCGTGGACGGTCCCGTGGGTCCGGCCCTGGCACGCCAGAAGGGCCAGGAGGGTGATGGCCGAGCTGCTGCAGGCGGACCAGGCGCCGGACACCAGTGAGTTCGCGCTCGGCCGCTACGTCAACCCGTGGTTCAACTGCGGTGCCGTGGCCAGCGTCAGGGAGCTGGCCACCAGCGAGGCCTACCACCACTTCTTCCAGCACGCCGACGCGACCAAGTACATGGAGATCGTCGAGCGCCGGCTGCTCCAGAACATCCGCGCGTTCCTCGACGACCACGACGTGGACCTCGCCGAGCACGACCGGGCGCAGACCAACATCCTGCTGGGCGACAACAGCCAGAACGTGTTCGGCGGCCAGAACAGCGGCTTCACCTACAACTACCAGCCCCCGATCAGCCGTCCATCATGA